GTGTTGAATACCTAATGCTGCAGGGTTAGTTGCTGCTACATCTTGACCTTTTAAAGTCAAGGCAACACGGATACGAAGGTTGGGTTTGATACCACGACCTTCTGGTTTAGGGGAGAACAGCAACTCCTGTTTCTCTTTAATAGAGTTCATAGAAAATGGGCGCCCAGTAAGTTTCCATGCTTTTGCTTTAGCATCGTCAATGTCTTTTTCAAGACGTAACTTCAATGCCTTTAACTCTTCTACGTCAATGTTTGCGCCAGTTAATTCCATATCGCACAAGGCTGCTACAACATCCATCTCTAACTGCCATACCTTCTTAAGGCTGCCCTGTAACTTTGCATCTAAAGCCTTGTACAACTTCCAAGTTACTTCTGAGTCAAAACCAGAATAATGAGCAACATCGCTAAAAGAATGCACCTCAACCATTGCTCCAATACCTTTTTCAACTTTGATACCAAGTTCTCTTTCAGCACAAGCAGCAAGTCCCAACGCATTACGGCTACGGTTATCAATAATAAAAGACGCCATCAATGTGTCAAAGTACGGCTTGCTAGGGACAACGCCACGGTAGTACTTAGCAATAGACTTCAAATCAAACTTAACGTTGTGACCAATCTTTAACTTGTCACTAAAGAACAATGGCTTAAGCGCTTTAAATACATCACCAGGAAGTAATTGTACTGGTGGTGCATCAAATACTGGTTTCCACTTTGCTTGGTTCTTTGAGTAATCTGCATCAGTTAACGTTTTACCTGCTGCTGCTTTACGTTGACCGCTAAGCAACATCTCTTTATCCCAATGCAAAAACTCACCGTTAGGGTGACCCATAGGAATAACGTCTGTACGACCTTCGGTTGCTAATGAAATCCACATAACGTCATTTACTTTTGGTTGAATTCGGTTTTCACCAACTGTTTCAACGTCAAATGCAAATGCATCTACCTTGGAGTAAAACTCAACAAGGTCTTGTAATTGTTCTTTAGTAGTAATGATGTTCATTTAAATCCCCTCAAAAAGTTTAATGTGAGAGAGCCTGAACCATAATATGAACAGGCTCCCTCACGTGGAAGCGTACTTACGCTACAGAGCGAGCAACCTCAAGCATTTCGGAGCGAGGGGTCTCTCTAATAACTTCTGCTGTGAACGGTACAGCGGCTGCTACTAACTCTTGTACATCGTCAGTGCTTAACTTCCATTCCTCAGCCAGGTCACGTCCACGAACAAAGTTGAGGGTGTACTGTGTTGTTGGGCCTGAACCTAGACGAGAAACTTCCCAGAACTCCTTTGAAAGAGGTCCCTTACGCTCATCATCGTGCGCCTTCTTAATCTGGCGAGCAAGTGATGGTGGTGCTGTCATAATTTGAACTCCTTGTGACTCACCTGAGAGCACAAGTACGTTGAATGCAAACTTGCCACGAGGCTTATCGCCAAGGACATCGCAGAGTGGGCATGCTTCACCGATGCAAACAAAAGACTTCTTACCCTTTGGGCGTTCAATCCAGTGCTGCTCGTATGATGCAAATGGTTGGTCTTCAAGAAACTTCACCAACTGTGGTGATTCTGAGAACTTGAAGTCTGTAGGAAAATCAGATGAGTTTTCCTGTACTAGTGAATCGAATGCATCCCAACCTTGTTGGACTGTTGTTCCAACCTTTGGCATTGCATCTTCGGTATCTTCTGAGAGGTATGAATCAGCCTCTACTGTTGGTTTTGTAATCGGCATTTGTTTCCTTTGGTAATGAGGCCTATTGGCTCTCGATGGATGTGATGTCCTTCCAGCGCTTGATTAGAGCCTCTGTCAGGTCATCGTATTGGTTCCACTCTACACGAGCAGAACCGAGCAATCCTCTACGGTTAAATTCCTCAACCGTAGATTCAATGAGTGCACGAGTGTACACGCGGTTTCCTCCAGTGCTTTGACCTTTTAAAGTCTTAGACCGAAGCCTGTAAGGAGCACGAGGGATATACCCTTTGCGCTCCCATAAACGGATAGTCACAATAGTTTTTTCTAACGCTTGTGCAAGAGCACCGATAGTAAACACTTCTGTTTCTTTTCCGCCTAATGTCTTAACAATTGGGTTTGCATCCCAACCGTTACTTTCTCCCGCCCTTCGACGGGAAACCTTTGGGTCTAGTTCACGGCGTTTACGCTTTGACCCAGGAACGTACTCCAAATCAGCAAACGCTTCGAGGATTTCATCTTCCCCACGTAGACCAGCCATGTGTTATCTCTTCTTCAGTATTAGTGCCCAGATAATTTGCTGGGGATACATCTCTTCAATCTCTTCTTCAGTAAGTTCATCACTATAGAGAGCAGCCATCAATGCATCTTCATCTACAACTTCTTTAGTAATAATTAGTTGTTCTCTTAAACCTTTTTCTTCAATCAATTCAAAAGCACGTTCTTCATTAATTTTGCGAGAAACACGGCGTTGCTTTACAACTGCAACTGCGCCGTCAATTTCTTCTGGAAGTTCAATCACGATGTTGCCTGATGAATCGGGCTCACCGTTAGCATCAAGTTGTTCAAACAACTTTGCTTTAAGTTCTTTCTGTTGTGTTTCCCAATACTCAAGTTGTTGTTTTACAAATGAGTATTGTTTTGCTTGTGCTGAAAAATCATTGTCATCAGCAACTCGTGGTTCTGTTGGTTTTACTCTTGCCATGTGTCCCCCTATGGTCTTGCTTTTTGTAGGAATCCTATAAGACTACCCACCGTTAGGTCAACTCCGCCCTTGGCGTTGATGCCTATGCCATCCATAACGGCATCTGCTACGGCGTTCTTTTGTTGAAGCATATCGTGTTGTCGTTCTTCTATTGATTTTGATACGAGGATGTCTTGGATAGTGATACTAGGCCATCTACTAGATGCCCTTTTAATTCTTCCGTTTCGTTGAACTGCCAATCCCGCTGACCATGGTAGGTCGTAGTTTACGAGAAGATTCGCATTAGGAAGGTCAACGCCATAACCTCCAGCATCAGAAGAGATAAACACACGACAGTCAGGGTCAGAAATAAATCTGTCTTTGCTTCTTTCTTTCTCTTTGGCATTCATACTCCCTGTGTACAGTGTCCCACCCACCTCGGTTTGGATGAGGTCAAGCATTCCTACCCACGAAGTAAATATAACTACTTTTGCTTCTGGGTCTGTATCTAAATGGTCAATTACGTATGACTTTAACTCCTGCAGTTTCTGGGATTTAGTTACGCCATCTAATAAACCCCGTTCTTTTAGGCTGGATGCATACGCACTTCCATTGCCTAATTGTTTGTCAAAATCTAAAGCGCTTTTCTCCAGTAACGACGGGTGGTCGCACAGCATACGGAGTGCGGTTATTTTGCTCATAATAGAGCCACGCATCATGTCTGCGGGGCTTCCAGGCTTGTTGTCGTGCCCGTAATGAGCAAAGAGTGAGAAAGATGCACCCAGCAGTTGTTGCGCCTCGTACAACTCGTTACTAAGTTCATCGGCAATAAAGTTGTAAAGGACAGAAGTCTTCTTATCAAACGGAACCAGTATCGGGTCACGGTGCAGTGTGTCTGGAAGATACGGGGCTACGTCTGCATCTGTTTGAATCTTACGTACTGAGGCTTGCTTCATCTTCTCATGAAAGATAGGTAAGTTTCTGTAGCGTTGCACTCCACCAAAGTGGTTTCGTACAATGAAAGTTTGGTCAAACAAATCAAATCGTCCAAGCAATCCATCGTCAACAAATTGCATGATGCTGTATACCTCTTCAGGCCTACCGTTTTCAATAGGTGTACCAGTCAAAGCAAATCTAATAGGAATTTTAGACGCTAGTTTTTTTACCATCTTGGCACGCTTAGAACGAAACCCCTTAATAGCAGTAGCCTCATCGCAGATGACTGCGCCCCATTCATAGTCTTTAATTAAATCCCAATCAGCAACAATAGTTTCGTAATTGCAGATGACATAATCGGTGTGTTCTTCCCACTCCATATCTCTCATCCAACGAACTGTGCGTACAGATTTAGCACCATCAATAACACACGTTCCTGCATCTGAGAATTTCTTTATTTCTTTTTCCCATTGGTATTTAAGACTGGACAATCCAATAACAAGAACTGGTTTAGTAATAGAGCCATTTTCTTTTAACTTCTCAACAGCAGCAATGGTCATGCAAGTCTTTCCTAAACCCATCTCGTAAGCCACTAACATCTTTTTACGAGCCACCATCTTGTCCACAGCATCAACTTGATAGGGCTTTAATGTTCCGTTAAAAGTCATGGCCTATCCAAAGGAGTAGGAGCCTTAGCGTAGGATCCGCACACAGCGCACTCCATATCTAACAGGTACTGAGAAATCTCGTAATCCTCAAACGACACCTTGACATTCCATAAGGTGGATTCACAATGCAGACATTCATGGCATACCAATTCTGCGTAATCCATTGTTCCTGTGTAATCGGGTTTTAGTTGACGTATTGACTTACTCACAAATACGCAGCCTTCCCTAAAATGGAAGTCTTTGCAGTCTTAATTCCGTGCTCAACCTCAGCCTCAGTCATGTCCCCAACGTCTTTTACGTCTATGCCACGGTAGTTAAAGTAATACAAATCCATACCGTACTTGCGAGCCATGACACGTATCTGCTCGTTGGCTGTGTGCCCAGCCTTGTCGTTATCAAATGCCGCAATAACTTTTGTTGCTCGTCGCATAATCTTTGCTTGGTCTTCGCTGATGATTGCGCCGTAAGTAGAAATTGCGTTGTGACCTAGACCTGTAAGACGCACAGCATCTAACGGCGACTCAACAACAATGAGCGTGTGTTCAGAACTCATTATCTGCACACCAAAGACAGTCTTTGATTTCTTAACTCCTGCTGGTTGATTCTTAAAGAAACGACCACGAGCACCCTTCTCCTGCCACCCTAGCAACGCTCCAGTGTCTGGGTCTCTGATAGGCAAAATCCATGCCTCGTTCTTTGCATCCCAAAGAACTCCGTGAACCGTTACTGCGCCTCGTATTAAAAACCTCTTCTTTAATTCAATATCTGGTGGAGTCGTGTACACGGCAAGTCGAGCCTCAGACATTGCAATCGCTGGTTCTTCTGGCTGTATGTACTCTGGCAAATCTTTAATACGGCGCATCAAAGAATCGAGAGGAACTTCCGCACTCTCACCAATGTAATCCTGTGCATCAAAATATGAAATGCCCTTTACATCAGCAACTAACGTATAGATGTTTCCTTTGTACCCGCAAGAAAAACAAATGTGCACTCCACTCTCGGAGTTAATCCACCATGATGGCGAATGGTCTTCTTTACCTGTGCGCTTCTTATGCATAGGGCATAGACCATTAACCTCAACACCACGCTGGGAGTAAAGGGGTAGGTCTAAACCAAGAAGAACTTTTTCAACATCAATCACACACGACTCCAGTCGGAGCAGTACTTACACTTAAATACTTCATCTTCGTCGTGGAAACAACCAGTCTCCCAACGCCATGTCAATGCAGTCTCTGTTGGACCACAGTTACGGCTTGCTACTACCTTTAAATTACGAAGTTCTTCATCTTCATCAATTGGTTCCAGACCCAAAATGACGTCAGAGTCTTGAAAGAATGATGATGAATAACCGATTGAATCTGCTGTTACCTTTCCTGCCCGCATCTTCCATAGGAGAGTCTGAGTAGTAATGACAATGGGCTTATCAATTCTCTGGGCTAATCGTTTCATTCCACGAGTAATGTTTGTAATCGCTTGTGGCGTATTCATTTCTCCACTTACTTCATCGAGCATCAAATACACACCATCTACAAAAACAATGTCTGGCTTTGTTTGCTCAATCTTTGCTGCTAATGCTGAAACAGTAATTCCGTTGACTGCATCAACCAAGTGGAAAGAGTGTTCAGTCTCCATCTTGTTGAGTACATCTATGTAACGGCTTTCTTCTGCTGGTAGTAACTTACCTCTACGCAAACGTCCATGAGAGATATGCGAACGCATAGCATCGTGTCGTTGTTGTTGTTCGTGGTTGTTCATTTCAAAAGATTGAAACATCGGAGATTTACCCTGTAGATGAATATTGATAGCCATCTTCAATGCAATCTGTGACTTACCAGTCTTTGGTGGAGCAATGATTGTTACGAGTTGCCCACCTTGCAAACCTGCAGTTGCTTCATCAATCTTGGCAAACCCAGTAGGTATTCCCAAAAACTCTTCGTTCTGTAACGCTTGGTATTCTTTGTAGCGTTGTTCGGTGTTCTTAGTTAAGTCAATCTCGTGAGTGCCAAGAACACCCTGCTCGTTAACTTTGGTAATGGTTCTTTCCATTGCAAGTAACGCTGCATCGTGATTGTTTTCTTGCAACTCCTCAATTGCAGATTCCAAACCTTGACGAGTGAGCATGCGTCGACGGAAGTCAACCATCGTGTCAAGAAGATATTCAATGCTGTCTTGAACATC